GTGATGCCTGCCTCGCGTGCGAACTCCTGGTAGTGCTCGACCGCCATCATGTCCTTTGTGCCAAGGCCCAAGCAGCGGTAGGCAAGACTATGTAGCGTCCGAAACCACGGAAAGTCAGTGTCGGGCTTCAAGTGCGGGAACTTCGCGACGCCACGTTCCTTGGCCTCGTTTGCGGCCTTGCGCGTGAAAGCGAAGTAGCCAATGCTGGCAGGGGCGACACCGGACTCGAGTTCGAGTTCAACGATGCTCAGGAGGAAGGTTGTCTTGCCACTACCCGGGGGGCCGAAGACTTTGGTGATGTTCATACTTTTTCCTGAAAAACCGCCCGTTGCATTCTTTCACCAATCCAACGCACCACCGGCACTGCCCATGAGTTGCCCAGCGCCTTGTAGCGCGGGCCGTCAGCCGCAGACTTGCCGCGGTAGGTGATGAGCGTGTATCCGTCTGGGAACCCCTGCAGGCGCTCACACTCGACGGGCGTCAGGCGGCGCACTTGCATGGATTGTGCAACCGCCATCTGGCCACCGCCGTTTGCATGGCTTTCGGCGTGCCCCATTGCTCGCAGCGTAGGTGACAGGTCTGCGGTCGCATCGGCGCCGTAGTCTTTCGCACTGAACGCCACCGCTTGCGTGCTGCTGTCGGTGTCCAGCGGGCCCGTGCGATCTGCCCATGAATCTGGGTCTTGTCTGGCGTTAAAACCGATCACCGGCGTCTGTCCCTCGTCAAGCGTGCTGTTGATGCCTTTGTGCATGCGCGCCGTCAGGCAGTTGGCGACGGAGTAGGGTTGAGGGACGATCAACTCATCTCGACTGTCACCGCTTCTGGCTCCGTGACTTGGGCTACCGTTCGGAGCGCCTGCTCTAATGGTTGGGGCAACCGCTTCCCCCGCTTCTCTGCTCGGCGGAGTATCCCGGCGCAGGCTTTCGCGCTCAAAAAGAACCGCTGCGGGACTGAACCCGTTTCGAGCACTTGCGACAACGAACACACGGCGGCGGCGTTGGGCCACTCCGAAATATTGGGCGTCGAGGACTCGCCACGCGATTGCTCTTTGGGGTCCAAGCACAACACCAGCGTTTGTCCATCGACCCCTTGGCGCGACGAGCGGAGCATCTTCGCCGGCAAGTCCTGCAAGAAAGCATCCGAAGGCGTTGTCTTTGGTGTTGAGCACTCCGGGGACGTTTTCCCAGAAGATGATGGCAGGTTGATCGCCCCGTTCGCGTCGAACAGCGTCAATTGCATTTGAGACCTCACAGAAAGTAAGGGACAGATTTCCTCGGGCATCATCCAGCGAGCGCCGCATCCCGGCTACGCTGAACGCTTGACACGGCGTGCCGCCGCACAATAGATCCGGCGCGACGATTTCGCCGTTGCGAATGCGTTCAGGCAACGTCGTCATGTCGCCGAGGTTTGGGGTATCTGGGTAGTGATACGCCAGCACTGCACTCGGAAACGGCTCAATCTCAGAAAACCATGCAGCTTTCCAGCCGAGCCGATGCCAAGCGACTGACGCCGCCTCAATTCCACTACAAACGGATCCAAACGTGAGTTCTCTTATCCCCATCAAAACGGGCTCCCTTTCTTCTGTTCAGGCGACTCGAAAGGCGCGTCCTGTTTGGCAAACGCAGGCATGTGCCAGCAGCGCACCGTCCTGTTTTTGATGAAGAGGCTGATCGGCTCACCGCCCAGCTCACGCAGCCGCTGCGCGATCTTCGCAGTGGATAGGCCTTTGAAGTTGCTGCGAAGCAAGTGCGCTTCGAGGTCCTTGATCCGGAAATACACCTGCGCCTCTTCTTCGTTCACCCAAGGCCGGCCCATGAGCAACTCATCACGGTCCATGGCCTGTTGCCGGTGAGCGCAGAACTCTTCCAAGAGGTCGTTGAAGCGCCCAGTGAGGCTCGTATCCTCTGGGGCCTCGGTGATCTGCTCGCTCTCCACCATCTCGCGCAAGAGCGCATTCAGTGTGCCTTCCCAGTCTTGCTTACGGAGCGTGGGCGGCAGCACGTTGATCTTCTCCAAGCACGCCTTCTGGAATGCGGCTTGATTGAAGAGCGCCTCGGTATCGAGTTCGATGCGCTTGCCGTTGATGTCCAAAAACCAGAGCGGTGGCTCGCTGTTGTACTTGGAGAGCGATGACATCTGCGGGCTGTCGGGGCCGTCTGCGCCCACGCCGTATTTGCGCGTGCGGCACAGGCCGCTATTGCAAAACTGGTTGAGCGGCGCGTCCTTGCACTTGTACTTGTACTCTTTCTTGTGCAACTGCTTGATGATGGTCTGAAGCTCGTTGTTCGGGAGCGGTGGTGCAACGTACTTGAAGTTGTGCTCAGACAGTGCGTCGTCCCAGTTCACGGGATGCAGGCGCTTCAAGTAGATGCCGATGTTGAAGAGCGCGTTGTTCCGTGTTCCTTCAGGCACGCCCTGTGTGCAAAGCGTCTGAAGGCATGGCGGGCCGTCCTTGATCGGGTGATCGGGCTTCTTGGGTTCTTCGGGTGGCTCGTGGTCCGGGGGCCGTGACCACAGAGCATGTAGTTCATAGAACTCTTCGAGCGTAGCGGCGCTGCCATCATCGCGGATGGCGTAGCGCATGGTCTGGTCGCCGCCGAAGTAGGGCAGGTTCAGGAAGTTGCCCGTGTCACCGCGTTCGACCAGGATCTCGGCCTGCTTGGGGAAGATCTCGCGTCCTGCCTCACCGAGCACGGCTGCACAGGCCTTGAGGTAACGCTGCATGTTGGCAGCGGGCATGGGCTCGGTGGAGAAGCGAAAGACGTGCGCACCGCCGGACTTGCTGCGACAGACGACCAGCGGAAGCTCGAGCTTGCGAATCTTTTGCACCAGCCCTGCGTGGTCGAGCGGATACTGGTCGATGTCGATACAGCCCCAGATGCAGGAGTTGTCTGCGCGGATGGGGATGATGCCAAGAGAAGGCTCCACGCCTTCGAGGTGCTTGGCCCACAGGTCATCGGTCGGAGGCTTACGGACAACAACCGCCTTGCCTGCCTGCTTGCCGCTCTCTTTCGACGTCTCGATCTTGTACGTGCCATAGGCAACATCGAGGCCGCTGAAGATTGCTTTGAAACGGGTGATATCTGTCATTTCTTCTTTCTCGAAGGCAGGGCCTACCGGCGGATGCTTTCGGCCCTGTCAAATCAGAACGGAGCGTCGCTTGGGGCCCCCTCTGCGCCCTCATGCTTGACCTTCACGTCGCCGGAAAAGACCGACTGCGCAAAGGCCTTGCAGTTCTGATAGAGGCCTGCATTGTCCACCGGACCGAAACGCTCAACCTCCCAACCGTACCACTTGCCCTTGTCGTTGCTCTCGGCAACGGTCGTGAGCAGATAGATCTGGCTGTACATCGGAGGCGTGAAGAGGCCGTTCTTGCCCTGCATCTTCACTGATTGCATCATGCTGTTCCACTTGCGCGACTTCTTCAACTGCGTGGACTTCATGCTGATGAGCGCAGGGCTCGGCACGCCGTCTTCATCGACGATCATCACGTAGTGGTTGGCGGTGTTCTCGATGTAGTTGCCGTTGTCGAGGTAGTCCTTGTTGTCGCCCGGCTCGCGGTGCGTCTTCGACAGGATGTCGCTCGTGGCAGGATGGATGTGGATCGGAGCGCCAGTGCCTTGGCCACGCGGAGCCCATTCGATGTACTGCCGGACGTAGGCGCACGGGACAACATAGATGCCCTTCTTGCCGTCGTAGAGTTGCCCCGTGACGGTGTTGTAGATCATCCCCGGCATCGCGCCATCGACCTCTCCCACCTCAGGTGAGGTGTTCGTGAGCAGGCGCAGGAACGGCAGCGCGTAGTCGTCTTGCGTCATGCCGTCAAAACCAGCGCCTGCATCCTGCTCGAGGTCGCTGAGGATGGCGAGTTCGGTGCTCGCCGCTTTTACTGCAACGTCATTCTTAGCCATGGTTAATGGTCCTTGTTTCGTGGTTCGTGATTAAACAGACTTGATGACAGCTTTCTGGCCAATGAATACGCCAAAAAGCTCCGAATCGACGGGCTGCCCCTTCTCGATCCGTTCCTTCACCCAGGCCTTGAGGGTCTGGGGCTCAATCTTCTCCGTCTGCTCGGGCAAGAACCCTTGCGTGCGGAGAAGCTCCAGCAGACGAGAGCACAGCTCATCCTCTCGCCGGCCGAATCGGACACTGACGGTGTTCTTGATGATGTCGTCAAAGCCATGGTCCCGGAGCCATTTGAAGGCCTCGGCTTGGCGCGCTTTGGGAATGCTCGCACCGTAGAACGGTTTGACATCGATCATCGACCCGTCTTCCATGACAAACTTCTTCATGCCTGCGCTGGCCATGGCCTCGGGGATCGACACCTCAGTGAGGTTGCGGTACTGATCTTCCTTCTCTTTCAGGGATTTGCCAAGATCCTCGAGTTCCTTTTCGAGCAGCTTGGCGCGACGAGCAAGGCCCGCGATCCCAGTGACGTTTTCATCCGAAACCTTGAGGGCGTCGGCGTCGTTCTCAAACAGATTCGTAAGCGTCATCAGATTCTCCTTTCTTGAAAAGATCAACCTCGATTGGGATGTAGCGACGTTCGCGCTTGTCCCATTTGAGGCACTTAAAACGGCCGTGGTTACGGGCCGCAGCTACTGCGCAGCAAATGCCGATCGCAGAGGGGTCGCCGATGAGGAGCAGGTAGTCCTCATCGGAGAATTTTTCCAGCTTGCGCTGTACACGCCGCACCGTAGGCACGACGCTGAACGCGACTTGTGCGTTGGGTGGGAGGACGGTTTCGATCTTGCCGTAGTCCAAAGCCGACGCGATGTTATGCGTGGTGGTCTCGGATACGACGTAGACGGTAGGCACTGAATTTCTCCTTTCTCAAGTAGAGCGGCCAGTGTACACTACGTCGCACGGGACTTGTCAAGCCCCCCAACAGAAAGGAGATCCTCATGGACCATTTTCTCTCGACGTACCCGTTCAAGAACAAGCCCTACACTCATCAAGCGGCTTATCTCGAACGCTTTTGGAACACGCGCGTAGCGGCCCTCTTCGCGGAGATGGGCACGGGCAAGAGCTACATGCTCATCAACAACATCGCGATGCTCTACGACAAGGGCAAGATCAACGCCGCTTTGATCGTAGCGCCCAAGGGCGTGTACCGCAACTGGGTGAACATCGAACTGCCCAAGCACATGCCTGACCACGTCGAGCACCGCGTGGCGCTGTGGGCCGCAACGCCACGCAAGGCAGAAAAGCAGGCGCTCGATCGGCTCTTCGAAGTCACCGAGGACTTAAAGATCCTGGTCATGAACGTGGAAGCGTTCAGCACGCAGAAGGGCACATCGTTCGCCACGCGTTTCCTGCTTTCGCACGAGGCGCTGATGGCGATCGACGAGAGCACGACCATCAAGTCCCACACCTCTGCCCGCAGCAAGAACACCGAGAAGGTGGGCATTGGCGCACGGTACAGGCGCATCATGACTGGGTCTCCTGTCACCAAGAGCCCGATGGACCTGTACCAGCAGTGCGCGTTCTTGTCGGACGACTGCTTGAACATCCACAGCTACTACGCCTTCCAGGCGCGGTACGCAGTGGTGGTCGAGCGCCAGCTCGCAAGCCACAGCTTCAAGCAGGTCGTAGGCTATCGGCACTTGGATGAGCTCAAGCTCATGCTCGACACCTTCAGCTTTCGCGTGAAGAAAGAGGAGTGCCTGGACCTGCCGGACAAGGTGTACATCCGCCGCGAGGTCGAGCTGACAGACGAGCAGGTCAGGGCCTACAACCAGATGAAGTCCGTGGCCCTTGCGACGATAGACGGAGGCCTTGTTTCAACGGTCAACGCGCTCACTCAAATCATGCGCCTGCACCAGATCACTTGCGGGCACGTGAAGCTCGACGACGGGACGGTGGTGAGCCTTCCGAACAAGCGCATCGACGAGCTGCTCGCCACACTCGAAGAAACAGACGGCAAGGTGATCATCTGGGCGACCTATCGCCACGATATCGAAGACATCAAGTTCCACTTGCAGACCGCCTACGGCATGACGAGCGTGGCGACCTACTACGGCGAGACGACAAGCGACGAGCGCGAGCGCATCGTGAACGACTTCCAGGATCCCAACAGCGAGCTCCGCTTCTTCGTAGGCAACCCATCCACCGGCGGCTACGGCCTCACGCTCACGGAGGCGAGCACGGTCATCTACTACAGCAACAGCTTCGACCTTGAGAAGCGCTTGCAGTCCGAGGACCGCGCGCATCGCATCGGGCAGACGAAGAACGTGACCTACGTCGATCTCATTGCACCGAACACGGTCGATGAGAAGATCGTCAAGGCGCTCCGTGACAAGATCGACATCGCAACCCAAGTGCTCGGCGAGGACCTCAAAGAATGGCTCATCTGATCCGTCAACGGCAAGACTTCGACTACCCCATCCTGTCCCGCGTCGATGCGGCGACGGGCCGCGTCTACAAGGTGCCGGGGTTTGAAAACGTACCGTCTGTCACGACGATCCTCGATCGGACCAAGGACAAGGCAAAGCTTCAGGAATGGGCCGATCGCGTGGGCCATGAAGAGGCAGAACGGATCAAGCGCGAGGCGGCCTATGTGGGCACCACTATGCACGCAACCATCGAATCATTCCTGGCCGATGAGCCGTTGACCGTGGGCCAGGACTGGCTCTCCTTGCGCGGTCATCAAATGGCGTTCGCCCTTATCAACAAGCACTTCAAGGACATCGATGTCGTGCTGGGCTTTGAGGTCGGACTGCACTACGGGCATCGCTATGCAGGGACCACGGACATGGTGGCGCAGTACCGGGGCAAGCTTGCGATCGTGGACTTCAAGCAAGCGTTGAAACCGAAGCGCGCGCAATGGATCACGGACTACTACCACCAGCTTGCGGCCTACGCCATTGCGCATGACAGCCTGTTCGGGACCAACATTGACTTCGCCGTGATCCTGGTTGCCGTGCAGGACGGCACCACGCAGGAGTTCACCACAGCCGGCCGAGAGTTTGAGGACTACAAGGCCGGCTGGATGGAGCGCCTTAAGCAGGCGGAGGCTGCTGCGCTGCCATCGCGCTGATGGTGTCAAACGGGAAGAGCTGTTGCAGCATTGCACGGCTCTGCGTGGCGGGGCCTTGTGATTGCGGGCCTGGAGGCGGCTGACCACCGCCCTGGCCGCCCTGGGGCATACCTGGGACACCGCGCGTGGTCGGGGCGGGCGGCAACTGACGGAACATCCGCGAGGACTGCGAAGGCTGTGCAAAGGGCTCTGGTGGAGGCGGCGCTTCGTCAGAGGTCAGCGCGGTGAGGCCCGAAGAGATCATGTAGGAGTTGAGCTTCCTCGCGATCTCAAACTTCTCTCGCTCAGTGCGGCCTTGCTTGAGCAGTTCGGCCATGAACTGCGGGTCCTGAGTGGCCTTTTCGATCACGTAGCGCAGCTCCAACGTCGGCATCTTGTCAAAGATCTGCCGAGCATATTCAGAGCCTGCCGAGGCGACAATCAAAGAGTTTGCGTTGTTAGCCGCTTTTGTCGCGATGTTTGATCCCAGAATGCGTAGGCCCAGCGTCTCAAGCGCAGAGCGCCCAGTGATGAAATTGTCCACTGGCACGTTGTTCTCAATGCCGTTTTCAATCCGGATCATCGGATTTATCAGCCGCTGGATGTTCTTCTGCTCGCTCAGCGTGATGAGCCCGTTCTGGCGCATGATGTTCATGGCAGAGGGCTGGGCAAAGGACGATCCGCGCTCACCTGGCGCACGGCCGTACAAGGCTTCGAGGTACTTCTTGGGACTGAAGTTCCTTGCACCACCCGCTTCGTTGTACGCGTACTCGTACACAGAGGCCTTGAGCCCGTTCACCGCATCAGGGCCGTTGGCCCTGGCGAACTTCACAAGCTTGCCGAAGTCTCGAACAGGGTTCTTGCCGTTGAGCGCATCCGACACCGCAACGATCGGGCTCTCTCCAGCCTCCAGAATCTTGGCAAAGGCAGTCTGTTCCCGGAGCGACTTGTTGATTGCGCTGTTCTCAAGGCGCACAAGGTCGAACGCATTCTGGGCCTTAACGGCGTCCGTTAAGGTGTCGGTCAAGCCGAGGCTATCCAGGAGCTGCTTGTTCTCCGTGACGAAGTTGGTGAGCGCAGCCGGATCGACGCGAGTTGCCATCTGCCCTGTCGCTGGATCCATCTGCTGCTTCATCGTCTTCGTTGCTGCGGTGAGCAGCACCGACTGGAACGCACCGTTGAGCGTGTCGAGCTGAGAGTCCGCCATCTCGGCCAAGGGCTTGAGACCGATCGTGATCTCATTGTCGGGACCCAGGCGTTGCAGCGCGTCCTCGTATTGGCGCTTGGGCAGTGCCAGTGCGCCACGAAGCTCTGCAATCCTGGCTGTCGTTTGGTCCATGTTCGATGGACTGAAAGCACGGCGCACGAGCATTTCTGGCGTCATGCGCTCCGCACCACGCGCAGTCATCGCCGTGATGTCGTTGGCATAGGTCCGCGTGAAGACGTCGTTCAACGCTTTGGAAAAGGTACGTGCCTCGTCCAAAAGAGGGGCATTCAGCGTCTTGATATCGTCCAACAGACCTGCTGCAACGGTGTTATAGATGCCCGCGAGCCTAACATCTGGGTTGTCTCCGGCGCGTGCGGATCGAGCAAGCTCTAAAAGCTCTGAGCGGTTGCTCAAAAGATCCACCGCATTTATGGGTTTGAGCTTAGGCAAGAACTGCTGGGGCACAGACCCTGTCTCAAGGGCCTCCAGGCTGCGAGCGCCCGACTTGTATGTGGTCCATACGTTGGCGTTCACCCCGAGACCTCGCATGATGTTGCGCAGTGGCGCAGGCAACATTTCAAAGTTCTCAGGGCTGACGTCTTTGGTGCGCTCGAGGAAGTTCTGAGCTGCGTTCGAGGGGACCACATCAGCAGGGTTCGCGGCCCGAGCGCCTTGCTTCAGGGGTTCAATCTCAAGAAAGTCCCGATAGCGCTGATTACCCGCGTATCTCTCCTTGGCAACGCTATATCTCCGGCTTTCCGGAAGGTAGCCAAACTGCTCTATCCAGTCATC